TTGCTGGTCAGGGAACCTTAGTTGATCACGAGAATTTACAAGTCAAAACATGAAGATACCCAAGGCATTACTAGACAGAGACGAGTTCTTTAGAGACATCATCTACAAGTGCGAGGTCTCTCTTGCCTCTCGCAAGGTGGACTACGCATCTCTGCGCAACTGGTATCTGTTTGGTAATGGTCCTGACGAGGCTCCAGCTCTGTACAACAAGATCTTTCCGCACATTGACCAGCTGACCTCATTCCTCTACTCAGCCGAAACCACCAGGTTCAGCATCAACCTGGGTGCATCCGTACCAGACAACGAGCACAAGAAAATCCCAGTTTTGACCAAGGCACTCAATGATGAGTGGTTAAATAGCAACGCTGACCAAGTTTTTTCTACAGCCACCACTTGGTCGCTTGTCTACAACTCTGCCTACGTCAAATTGATCATGAACAACGGCTCAGTCAACCCGTATATGGTTGAGCCTGGTACTGTGGGTGTATTGAGAGAAGACATCACCTACACAGACAGGCAAGAGGCTCTGATTCAGAAGTACTACATCACTAAGTCTGAGCTCTACGCTAGGCTGTACAAGCACCCTCGTAGAGATGAGATCTTGAGAAAAGTTGGCTCTATGCCACACGAGAGGACAGAAATTGCGAATGGTCTTGAGCGCATTATTATTTCTCAGTCTAACCCTACTATATACGGTAATGTTAATTTGGATTTGGCTGGTGGCAATCGCTACAAGGCTGAGGTTGCTGAAGACACGGTAGAGATGACCGAGCTGTGGATCTGGGATGATGACGAGAGAGATTACAGAGTTGTCACCAAGGCAGATCCAGATGTGATCATCTATGATCGTCCAGGTGAGCAGATGTTTATGAAGGGTGAGCTGCCATTTGTGCAGATCTGCCCTAACCCGCTCTATGACTACTACTGGGGCGCAAGTGAAGTGCAGCGATTGGTGTATCTGCAGCAGCTGCGCAATAGACGTATGACCGAGATCTTAGATCTCTTGTCAAAACAAGTTTCCCCTCCAACGGCTCTGATCGGATTCACAGGCATCTTAGATGAAAAGAATTTCGCACTCAACCGTGCGGGGGGATTACTGTCTACCGATATGCCAAATGCCAAGGTAGAGAAGATGGCTCCCAATATGCCACCAGATCTATTTACTGAGCTGAGAGAAATAGATGCCATGTTTGAAGAGGCATCTGGTATTGGAAACGTACTCTCTGGCAAGGGTGAGGCGGGTGTCCGCTCTGCTGGTCACGCATCTCAACTGGCTCGTCTAGGATCTAGTCGTACCAAGAAGAGAGCTCTGGTCATTGAGGATTCTTTAGAGAAATTAGCAACACTTTACTTGAAGTCCATGAAGTTGTACGATGACACACATTTCAAGGACTCAGACGGACACACGTTCATAGCAGAGCAGTTCACAAATAATTTTGTGGTGAAGGTGGATGCGCACAGCAACTCTCCCATATTCATGGAAGACAACAGGCAACTCGCATTCAACTTGCATAAGGCTGGAGCTATCGACAAGCGTTCACTCATAGAGTTACTTGAGCCCCCAATGAAAGAGGAGCTACTGTCTCGCTTGACAATGATGGAACAAAAGCAAGCGCAGCAGCCACCTCAGCCACCCAAGGGTCACAAGTCAGAGTCTAAGAAGGAGGCATGATGGCAACTAAGAATGTTGGTGGACCGCAAACACAACCAAGAGCTGACCAGCCAAGAGTGAGCTCTGACACGCTGAGAAAAGAAACATCTGGACCTGGCTTGACGTATCGTCAAACTGGTGTTAGAAATACGTCTGGTGGTAGGACACAACGGTCTTATACTAGAAGTTAGCACTAACTAACAAAAAGGAAGTATCATGTACAAACACGCAAAAAGGGGTCGTAAGACTCGCAGATGATTTTCTGAGAAGAAAAAGGGTGTGGCTGCCTCCCCTCTAAAGTAGGTGACCGCTCTTTAAGGAGTCATTAACATGGCACGTAAAGCACGCAAACACAAGCGCAAGTAATTGCACTTAACGACTTCGGGGGAGTAGTCGTAACCCACTCCCCCACCTATTGACAAAAAGTTTGTAAGTGGTTACAAACTAGCCCAAGGAGTAAAAATGAGCGTTCCAGCTGATAAGTTGATGGAGTTGATGAAAGGCAGTAGGTCTGCGGGTACACCTATGCCTAGTGAAATGCCAGGGCAACAGACCCCAGATGCAGAAGCTCCTCCAATGGGTGCGCCCATGTCTACTCCAGAGCCTAAGATGGGCTCGAAAGAGGCTGCAATGATTAACCTAGGGATGGCTCAAGACTTACTAGAGCAGTCCCTTGCAAACATCGGATCTGACACAGAAGAGGGCAAGGCTATCCTTTCCTCCATCTCTAACCTGAACAAGATCCTTGGTCCACGTAAAAACAAGACAAACGAGCTCCAGCAATCTGAAATCATCCAGATGCTGCAGTCTCTTCCTCAAGCTGGTGGACGTACTCCTGAGAGTATGTCTATGGCTGGAGCACCTCCCCCTGGCACGGTCCCACCTGGCGGTGGTGCTGCGCCTCCCCCACCTGGCGGTATGCCACCAGGTATGCCACCACCCCCAATGTAAACAGGAGTTAACATGGATTTATATAAACCAAGAGGCACGTCTCAACCCCGTAGACCTACTGACAACAACCAAAAGAATGGAGTAGTGGTTAACACTCCTCGTTATTCTCAGCTTGGTGGCTTGTCAGGAGCAGCTAAAGCAGCTTTCGGTGGAATGAAAGTTGAGAAGCCTGGTGACGGTAAGAAAGTAATCTAAAAAACAAGAGGGTAATGTTATGTCTTTAGAAAATATGTCTTTTGAAACGAGGGATGAACTGGCTGGACTCATGCAGCAACTTGCTGACACACCTGAGACCAGAAAGGACATCCTACGGTTGGCTAAGAAAGTTCGCCCAGGTCTTACAGTTCCAGAACTGGACATCGAGGAGAACACAAACTCAGCATTGCAGCAGATGAGAGCAGAAAATGAGGCTTTAAAAGCCAAATTTGCTCAAAGAGAAGCGCAAGAAAACCTCGAAAAGATCAGGCATAACATTGTCAAAAAGGGCTTAGTTTCTGAGAATGAGATCCCAGAAGTTGAGAAAGTCATGCTAGAAAAGCGTATTGCAGATCACGAGAGTGCTGCAGAACACTATAACTACATGAAACAGGCTGCAAAGCCTACTCCTAGTGGGTACAACCCGTCCGCAATCAGAGGTTTTAACCTCAATGCGTACTGGAAGAACCCACAAGGTGCTGCACGTCAAGAGGCAGCAAACGCATTAGCGGACTTGAGGAAACCCTCACGTCCAATCGGTTTGTAAGAGGGTGTAATTTGTAGGGCAGTAATGCCCATCTAAGGAGTCTATATGGCTATTGGTGGAGGAATTCTGCCCCAGACAGGTTCAAGTCAGTTTACTGAGTTGACTTATGTCACAAGACGGGCATTCATACCTAAACTCGTTGTACAACTGTACAACTCAACCCCGCTCATGGCAGCGTTGATTGCAAACAGTCAACAAGCTAGTGGTGGTGTTTCATCTGTAACTGTTCCCGTCCAGGGCGCACAGTTTGTAAATGCTCAATGGTCTGATTACTCTGGCTCTTTTGCCCAGCCATCAGTCCAGCAAGGTGCTTACAACGCTGAATACGATCTCAAGTTGATGATCTCCCCCGTGCCGTTCCTCGGTATGGAAGGTGTGGCTCAACAAGATGCAGCGATCATTCCATTGATCGAGGCTCGTATGAATGATGCAACCAACGTGATGATGGATGCAATGGCAACAGCCTTGTACAACAACACAACCAACAACCAACAGTTCATCGGTTTACCCGCAGCTGTGGATGATGGTACTGGCGGTGCAGCTTACCAAACGACTTACGGTAACATCAACCGTAGCACCTACTCATGGTGGCAGTCTAAGGTTTACAACGCTGGAAACGTAAACCCAACTCGTCAAAACATTCTCCAATACATCTCTGGTACTGTTAAACGTGGCGCAGAAATGCCATCTTTCGGTGTCTGTGGATTCGGTACTTGGACACTTTTGGCTCAAGACTTCGTAGGTCAAGAGCAATACGTTATCACCCCTGGCTCTGGCTTTGACGGTGACAACAATGGTCCTCAAGCAGCTTTCAGAGCCCTGATGGTTGCTGGTGTACCAATTTATCCAGATCCATATTGCCCAGAAGGTACGGTCTACTTCCTCAACACTAACTACCTCTCGCTCTACATCCATGAGCAAGGTTCATTTGTGTTCACAGGATTTGAGTCCACATTACCAAACTGGCAAATTGGTTACGTAGGTGCTGTTCTTATGATTGCTGAGTTGGTGTCTGTCAAGCCCAAGTCAATGTCTAAGATCAACAACTATAACTACTTGTCCCTGTAAGGAGCTCAATAATGTCATTAGCATTAAACAAAATCATCCTTGCAAGCGCAACCGCAAACACACCTGGTGCGTATCTTCAGATTCAAACTCTGGCAGCTACAAACGTAGGAAACGTCATACCCGCTGGTATGTACATCATGTTTCCTACAGCCAACGTGACAATTAACGCAGTCAATGCTGTTAACGCAACCACAGGCAACGTGACATCACAAGCCTTGGTACTCGCTAACAACACAGGCGGTGTGATTTTCTCTGACGGTGTTAACGTGTTTGCCAATGCAACAACCAACACAACAGTCACATTCTTGACTATTGATGGCGGTCAGAACGTCTCTGGCACTTACAACAACGTCTAAGGAATAAACATGGCTAATCCAGATGCAGTAGCACAGCTATATTTAGATTCATTTGGTAATGGTCGCATTGGTTCCGCTCAAGCAGTATCTTTGTCTACCGTGGCTAACGCTACGGTGGCAATACCATTGCTCGTAGGCGGTCTCACAAATTCTGGAAACGTAGTAGGCTCTGGTGCGGTTATTGTCCGTAGAATTACGGTTAACAACCCATCTGGTAGCCTCTCATCTGCTAACGTGTCAATCACGACTAGCAACGATGGCAACACCAGCAACGCAGTTGTAGCAGTCACTAACCTGGCTAACTTGACCGCAGCTGGTAGATACCAGGATTTGACCATTGCATCTCCTTACTCAACAACAACCGCAATCACAGGAAACGTGACTTCTGCTTTGTACGTTAACGTCAGCGCAGCAAGTGGCAACACAAACGTAGCCAGTTTCAATGTCTACGGTGACGTTGTTCAGTTCTGATGAATGTATTTGTAACGAACCGTAGTGACACCGATCTGAGCATAGGCTTTGACGGTGTCATGTACAACTTTAAACGGGGTACAACGGTAGAAATTCCACAGGCTGGAGCAGTCCAGCTCTTTGGTTATGGTCTTCAAGACCGAGAACACATCCTAGTGCGACATGGTTGGATTCACTTCCATAGCGAACTAGAGCAAGGGTTAAAACGGCTAGATCAGTTTGAAATAACGACTGAAATGTCAGGAAAAAACAGCGTATTACCCTCCGCTGTAGTGGCAATTCCCTTGCGTTCTGAGAGGAACGTGGGGGGAAAGTCCTCACAGAAGCGGGTAGCATAACAATGGACCGTCAATGGCAACACTCAACGATTATCTTACTCAGGTCGAAAATCTGTTGCATGACTCCACCAATGTATTTTGGACTCCTCAACAGTTAACAACGTACATTAACGAGGCTAGAGAACGGACGGTCCGAGATACTGGGTGCTTACGCACCATTCAAACAACCAGCACTCCCATCTCTCCCACAGGAAATGTGGCTGCAACTTGGACACCAAACACGGTGGTGACCGCTGGTCAAGTTGTTTTCTCTAATATTTTTGTCTACCAGTACACGCAAGGCGGTACTTCTGGATCTTCAGCTCCAGCCTACCCTACTGGCAACAACATATTCCCCCCCACAACTCCCTTTGCAGACGGTACTGCCCAGCTCCAGTACATCTCAAACGCAGAGCAAATTGCATTTGCAGCACTACCGCAAGGTATTACCACCTATGATGTGGTCAACATCAATCTGTACTGGGGTAATTCTCGTATTCCTATGCGGTATCTGCCCTGGACTAACTTTACTGCCCAGCTGCGGTACTGGCAAAACTATGTTGGCAGACCTATTTGTTTCTCTGTCTACGGTCAACAAACCATTTATATTGCTCCTATCCCAGATCAGTCGTACTACATCGAGATTGACACCAACATTTTGCCCACAGCTCTAAGTTTGTCCGCTCCTACGGTCGTTGACTCTATCATTGACCCTTACAGCACCGCTGTTCAGTACTACGCAGCCTACAAAGCCAAGTTCTATGAGCAGTCTTATGGTGAGGCTGAGATCTTTAAACAAGAATACAACAAGCACATCTTGAATGTACTGAATAGTACGTTTACAAGAAGGATTCCTGACCCCTACAGTAGTGGAGGTTAAGGATGGCATCAGCAGAGCAAAAGAAAAGCTATGCGGTAATCAAGAACTTTAGGGGTATTGATACCAAAGCCAACCGTACAGCCATCGACAAAGATGAGTTCTACTGGTTGGAGAATGCTATGCCTGTCGGTCCAGGCAACTTGCGCATTACTCCTCAGTCCAATTACATCAACAACTCGTCTGGAAACGCAGTTGTTTTCTCCAACAACGTCACTTACCTGACCTCTTGCAATATTTCAGATGACTACATCGTTGCTGCAGAGGCTAACGGGGCTCTACAGTACTACGACATTACCTCTAACACGGTCGGAACTATCGTCACCGCTGGTAATTTGTCCTCATCTGGGGTGTCTGCAACCCAATATCAGAACACAGATCTATACATAGGTGACCCTAGCAAGGGTCTATTTGACTGGACAGGCAACGCTTTTGTGTCTGTCGGCTCTATTGGTGTTATTGCCATTACCAATCCAGGCGGGGGGTACACAACCGCACCAACTGTAACGATTAGCCCTCCAAACCAGGCGGGAGGAGATCAAGCTACAGCTGTTGCAACCAT